TCGATCGGCTCGATATAACGGATCATATCGCTGATTGCTTCCTTCCGGTTCATGAAGACGTGGATCGGGGAGATCATGCTTTTATCAATCTTCCGGGCGGTCGAGGATCGGGAAAATCGTCTTACGTTGCGTTAGAGCTTGTCAATCAGATCATGAAGGATCGGAGCGGTTTGAGTAACGGACTTGTGATCCGGAAGTATGCGAACACACTCCGGGGATCGGTCTTCAATCAAATACAATGGGCGATCGATACTCTCGGAGTCGGGGAGCATTGGAAGTCAACGGTCATGCCGTTAGAGTTTCGATATGAGACGGGTCAGGTCATCCGGTTGTCAGGTCTGGACGATCCGACAAAGCTGAAGAGCCTGAAGCCCGTGAAGGGTTACTTCCGGATCTTATGGATCGAAGAGTTTTCGGAGATCACGGGTCTTCCGGAGCTGAGAAACCTTCAGCAATCCGTTTTGCGTGGCGGTGATAGGTTTGTGATCTTCCGGAGCTTCAATCCCCCGATTTCAAAAAATGCCTGGGTGAATCAGTACATCGAAGAGAAGGACGATCGGTCTCTGACAGTCCGGACGGATTATCGGATGATCCCGGAGTCGTGGCTCGGTGATCTTTTTCTCGAAGAAGCTGAGCGTCTGAAAGAGATCAATCCGAAGGCTTACGAACACGAATTTCTCGGACTTCCGGTCGGCAACGGCTCAGAAGTTTTCCCGAATCTGGAAATCAGGGAGATCACGGACGAAGAGATCCGGAGACAGACATATATTTTTCAGGGTCTCGATTTTGGATTTTCGTCAGATCCGTTTGCTTTCGTCCGGTTGGCTTACGATCGGAAGACGGACACCGTTTATTTCATCGATGAAATATACAAACGGGGTTGCGGTAACAAAGAGATTGCGGATCGGATCAAAGAGAAGGGTTATGACAAGACGGGTCAGGTCTCGGGATCGTTCTTCGGATCTGAAGTCTATGAGGAAAGACAGCTGATCGTCTGTGACTGTGCTGAGCCGAAGTCGATCGTGGATCTTCACGACAACGGGCTGAAGGCGGTCGCTTGTCATAAAGAGCCGGGTTGCGTTCAATATCGGACACGTTGGCTTCAGCATAGAAGGCTTGTGATCGATCCGTCACGGACTCCGGAGTCAGCCCGGGAATTTCAAAATTATTGTTATGTAGTCGATCGGAAGACGGGTGAGATCACGTCGGAGCTTCCGGATCGTGACAATCACACGATTGACGCAACGGCTTATGCTCTGGATCGGCTTATTTATCGAAGAGGTATCTCAGCATAAAGAAGGGAGTTGAAAGCATGGGACACTTAAAAATTCATTGTGACGGTTGCGGTTCGGACTGGATCATTTATCACCGGGATAACTGGAAGGACTGGAAGGCTCGGACGTGTCCAGTTTGCGGAAAGTCGATCGATCCGGGGACGTGGGAGAGATCCGTCCTGAGGGGCTTCGGTGAAATGGAAGACGCAAATCTCGAATTAGTGAAGGATCACACACAATCACACGGGACGCTTTTCACGGTCAGCTATATCCCGGACGTGATTTTTCCGAATCGATCGGAAGAGACGGATCAGCTCAGGGAAGAGATCGAGGATCTGAAGGACGGAGTCGACAATCTCCGGGAGATCGTGAAGAAACTGATTGACGGTGTATTTCAAATTTAACGAAGGGAGATCAAATCAATGATTACAAACACCGAATTATACTATGCGAAAATGAAGGAATTTCAGGACAAAAGAGCGGAGCTGACGGAAGCTCACGACAAAAAAGTGAAGTCTCTCGAACGTTTCAAAGGGTCGAAGGGTTACGAAGAGGATCTGAAGAAGGAAAATGAGCGTTTTGAAGCTGAGCTGACAGCTCTCCGGGATGAATATCGTCCGGGGCTTCTGACGGTCATCGGGGGCATGATGGACGCTATCGGGAAGAGATCCGTCTCAGCACCGACAAACGATCAGGTCAATCTTCTGAACGTCCTGAAGATGAAGAAGAAGGTCACTCTCGAAGAGTGTCAGCGGACAGCGGAAGCCGTGAAGGACAATCCGATTGCGGTCAGCGTGGTGACTGAAATCGCTCACGATCACGGGATCATGCACTCTTTCGATCATCTGTGTCCGGAAATGAGTTCTCAGAAGGCTTCTGACATTGTAACGGGGCTGAAGAACGGCATGGAAGACTTCCTTCAGTACGACACGACAAGAGCGTCCCGGATTGCGAAGAAGTATCATGAAGAACACTATGGAGCGGTCGAAGGCGGTCTGACGAAAAGGAAACTCTTCACGGATCAGGCTGATTTCTATCGTGAGGAAGGTTTTGATCCGGAGACTCTGAGACAGTTCTCGGAGATCGTGGACGCTTAACGGAAGGGGGATCAGGATGATCGACAAAGCATTTCTTCAGCGGATCGGGCTGAATGAGGATCAGATCACGATCCTGACGGACGCTCTGAGCAAAGAGAGCCGTTATCGTCAGATCTTACTTCAGGAAAACGTCAGTCCCGGAGTTGTTGAGCCGATCATCCGGGCAACGAAGCTCGAAGAGATCGATCTCAGCAACGAAGATCTTCTTCGGGAGAAGGTCAAAGCTGAGTGGAAGGACATGATCGTTAAACCGAAAGTGTCAAAAGTGACGTTATAAGAAAAAGTATCAAAAGTATTGCTTTTTCGTCCTGATCGTGGTATATTTGAAGTGTCAAAAGTGACGAACGTCAGAAACGATACTTTGAATATATCACGAAGGGAGAAAAGCACATGAAAACAAAGGTTTACGGCTATTGCCGGGTGAGTACAATGAAGCAATCTATTGAGCGTCAGATCCGGAACGTGAAAGAGAAATATCCGGACGCTGTGATCGTAACGGATGAATACACCGGGACAAAGCTCGATCGTCCGGGTTGGACGAAGCTATATAAACAGCTGAAGCCAGGTGACACCGTTGTTTTCGATCAGGTCTCACGAATGAGCCGTGACGCTGACGAAGGTTTCCGGGTTTATGAGGATCTTTTTAATCTGGGAGTGAATCTGATCTTCCTGAAAGAGCCACACATTAACACGGACACTTATAAGAAGGCTATGGAGACCGGAGTCCCGTTGACGGGGACGAACGTTGATTTCATTCTCGAAGGGGTCAACAAATATCTGTTATCGCTTGCGAAGGAACAGATCCGACTTGCCTTCGATCAGGCTGAGAAGGAAGTCGAAGATCTTCATCAAAGGACACGGGAAGGGATCGAGACGGCACGTCTGAACGGGAAACAGATCGGTCAGCCGAAGGGAGCGAAGCTGACAACGAAGAAGTCCATTGAAGCGAAGGAAGTGATCCTGAAGCGGTCGAAGGATTTCAACGGAGATCTGTCGGATCTGGAAGTCATGAAGCTGACGGGAATCGCAAGGGGGACTTATTACAAGTACAAAAGAGAGCTTAGAGAGGGGGTTTGAGCATGGAAGACAAAAAGATCCCGTATATCGTGCATGAAGCGTCAATGGCACGATATGAACGGAAAGAGCGGAGACTCTGGATCACGCTTCTGATCCTTCTGGGAGCGTTAGGGGGAAGCAATCTGTTTTGGATCATTCATTTCTTCGGCTGAGAAGCCGTCAGGAAGCCCGGAGATCGTGTTTTGTAACGGTCTTCGGGTTTTTCTATGCCTGAAGATCTGGAAGCCGTAAAACGGGCAAATATGAGCTTCTGGGAGTGGTTCAAGAATTGACTTTTTAGTGTCTTCTAACTATAATACAACGTAGTGCGAAGGGTTGTACAACGGAAGTTGTATATCCCGAAAACACGGGAAGAATCAGCATATACAACGTTGCACAAAGGTTTGTACAACGAAGTTGTTTTGAAGGAAGGGGGCGATCCGGTGGAGCTGATGACAATCAAACAGTATGCGGAGAGTCAAAACGTCAGCTATGAAGCCGTCCGGAAGCAAATTGTCGGTTACGGTGAAGAGCTGAAGGATCATATCGTCCGGAAGGGTCGGACTCAATATCTCGATGAGTGGGCGGTCGAATTTCTGACGAAGAGACGGAGAGAGAATCCGATCATCCTTCTCAGTCAGGACAAAGACGAAGCGATCGAAGCACTTCAGCAACAAGTCGAGACGTTACGGCTTCAGCTTATGTCAGCACAAAACGAATTGCTGAAGAGCCAGGACGAACGGCTGAAGGCTCAGGATCGGATCATTGAGCTTCAGGATGAAGCAAAGAAGACGCTCGAAGATCGGGCAAGATATACGGCTCTTCTGGAAGATAACGAAGCGAAGGCGAAGAGACTGAAGGAAGCTGAAGATCGGGAAGCTGAGCTGACACGTCAGGTCGAAGAGAGAGACGGTCAGATCCGGACGATCCAGACGGAAGCGGACGATCTCCGGAAGAAGACTGAAGAGGATCGGGAGACGATCGAAGATCTTCAGAGACAACGTGACGAAGCTCAGAAGGAAGCTCAATCCTTCACACGGTCGATTTTCGGCTTTTATCGGAAGAAGTAAAGGGAAAGTATCAAGTCAATCAGCAAAACGGCTCTGAGGGCATTTCTGACGGTCTCAGGGGCTATCCGGAAGGGGGCTGATCTGTTTGTCATTGAGAATATACGTCGAGGGACAACGGGACGACGTTGAGCGTTTTTATAACGAGATCATCCGTCCGGAGTTTGGACGGCTTCGGGAAGACGAACGTTTTCGAGTTACGGAAAACAATCAGAAATATGAAGAACGTAACAAAACGACGGGAGCGGTCGAGAGAGTGATCCGGGGATATAGTCCGACTCTCAGATATAGAAATCGTCCGGGATTGTGGGAGAAGTACGTCGTCGAGGTCGAGGATCTGGATCTGAAGAAGTACGGGGACGATCTCGAAAAGGTGACTGACGTTCAAGTGAAGGTTCATCTCCGGAGCGACGATCCGTCCGAGATCAAATTATTCTATGATGAGTTCATAGAGCCGAAGAAGGATCTCTTCACGGTCGAGAAGGACACGGGGCTATATCTAAACCGGAGAAGGTATAGTTCGAGGTTCTTCGGGGGTCATTTTAACGATCCGGAAGAGTAAAACAACGTTGTACAATATGAGCGGATTGACAGAAAAAGCCGATCCGCTTATAATATCCGAAAAGTGTCCCAAAAATTCATTGATAATATAAACGCTCCTAAGGTGTCTATATGTGGTAGAGGGGGAGAGAAATGAACACAATGACAGAATGGCTCGAACAGTATTTTGATGAAGTAGAGCCGAAAGAGTTTTATCGGGAGATCTTCCCGGAAGGATCTTTTCAGAAGAAGGGTCAGAAGCGAAAGAGTGCTGATGATGAATGGATCTATAACGGGATCATGGTTAGTATATCAAAAGAGAAGTGGGAAGACGGGTCTCCGAGGGTGAGAAGGTACGTCGTCACGGATGATCTGGACGTGATCGATGAAGTCGGGAAGACTGATGACTTCTGTCTCATGAGTCCGATCAGTTACGTCGGAAGGAAGAGATCAGCGGATCACGCTCGGTTTCTGTATGCGTTCGCTGTGGATCTGGATCGGCTGAAGATGAAGGG